CTCAAATATGGAGACAGAATCCACAGACCTTATCCAAATGACTTAGTTGTAAACGACTATGTTAAATACACAGATACAACTCAGCAAGATTTAATCGGAACTGATGAATATCTAGACATCGACCAATCAAAAGAAATCTCTTTCGCTATTGATGAAGTAGATTGGATTCAAATGAAATACGATCTAGAAAACAGCTATGTAGAAAGAGCTGCTTATAGATTGGCTAACGATATTGATGGAAAAGTATTAGCTGAAGTTTCAAACGCTGTAGTATCTCTAGATGCAGGAGACATTGGAGGAACTGCAGGACAAGCTATTAGCTTATCTACTTCTAACTGTCTTAATGCTGTTATGACTGCAGGTGCTAAACTTACGGCTAATGGATGTGAAATGGATAAAACTTGGGCTTTGGTAGTATCTCCAAAGATGGCAAGTGTTATCGCTCAAACTGTTGCTCAAGACTGATTCAGCTTAGCTGACTTAGCTTTGAAAAACGGATATGCAGGAAACTTTGCAGGATATAAAGTATATTCTTCTAACAATGTAGAACACACAAGAACTATTACTTTCTCAACTGTAGCTGCTACTGATGAAATTACTGTAGCAGGTGTTAAATTCACATTTGTTGCTTCTATTGGATCAACTGCAGGTAATGTATTGAAAGGAGCTAACGATGCTGCAGCTTTAGCTAACTTAGCTGCTGCTATCAATGGAGCTGCAGGAGCAGGAACGACTTATGTTGAAGTAAGTGCTGCTGACAGAGCTAAATTAAAGAATGTTAGAGCTAACTTAGATGCTTCTACAGGAGTTCTTACAACTGCAGGAGATGTATTAGTTTCTACACCTGACACAACTATTACTGTTGGTGCTGAAGAAGCTCATGCTTTGCTTTGTAGACCAGGAGCTATTGACCTAGTTATGCAACAGAACATAGATGTTAGAAAGAATCCATTACCTAAACAGAAAGCTGATTACTACATCATTTCTTGCCTTTACGGAGTTAAAACTTTCCAAGAAGGAAAAGAAAGAATGGTTAAAATTAAGATTGCTGCTTAGTAAATCTTTCATAGTTGGGAGGTTGGGAAACTAACCTCTCAAAATGAAACTTTTATTTAGAAACAATTAGCTAATGGATGTATCTACAATAATCAATTTATCAAGGAAACAGACTTCTACTACTGCATGACAGATAGCAGATGCTGATTATCTAACATATCTAAACATTATCTATAAAGATATATTCTCAAGATTATCTGTAAATGCTAAGAAATACACTTGGCAGAGTTATACAACAGATGTAGTTGCATGACAACAAGAGTATATCATTCCTCAACCATCTGACACTCAGACTTGATTAAAGCTAGTGTTAGATTGTTTTTATATTCATGAATGAAAGGATAAGAGGATTCCAATATACGATGCTAGTATCAATATAGATTATGAGATAAACAAGAATAAGAAACCATATTGAGTGTTAAGAGATGGTAGTATTTTTATCTATCCTATACCTGAGGAAGATATTGAATGATGACTTCGCTTAGAATGAAAATACATACCGTTAGACCTAACATTAACTAACACTTCTGATGAAATAAAATTAGCTCCTGAATATCATAACATATTAGTTAAGTGATTGAATAGTTTAGTATTCGGAGAGAAACAAGTATTTGATAAACAGCAACTACGAGAGGGATATTATTTGCAAGCTATACAGCAAATGCAAACAGAATGATGCTTTGATAATGAGAGTGGGTATCAAGTAATTGATCCATATTTATGATTCTTAGAATAAAGCAATGGTAGATATAAAAAGAGAAGATTTAACATTACAAGATTGGACTAAAGGTATCTCAGCAGATGAGTTCTGATGAGGTAGTTATTTTTATGCAGAATGAATAAGGACTTGATACAATACTAAATGATTTAAACTCTGACCAAGATTGGATAATCAGATTATAAACTATAGAAATGATTGATACCCTGTAGCTCTTTCCCCTGCATGAGACTATGGGATGACAATATTTACACACGATAGCAGATTGGAAACTTTTGAAACTTATAATTGAAGTTTAGATTGAGATGGAGATTTAGATTGAGGATGAGCTTTATATGCTCAGCTTTCAAATCTTAGTACGAAATGGATAAACTGAATTACATATTGAACTTTAGCAATCTGAATAAGGAAAAGCTATATAGATACAGTAGATTGGGATTGATTATTTAATCCTGGTCTTGAACTTTTAACAGAGCCTAGATTTGAGAATAGTGCTAGTACATGGACTTTAGGGACATGATGGGCTTTAACAGATGAATGAGTAGTACATACACCATGAAATACAGCAACATTGACTACTACATTTTCATCTTGAGATTCAACAAGAGTAAGAATAGCAGTAAAAATTAAGAATAGAACAGCTTGAAAGATAACAGTAACAGGTAATCCTCCAGATGAAGCAAATGCTAATTGATGGTTTACAATGTATTCAATAGTAAATAGTAACGATACAATAACTTTAACTATAACTCCTAATTCAGCTTTTGATTGAACTATTGAGGCAGTAAATGTCCATGAAGTAGATACAAGTAAAATCAATGTAGGTATAGCAACAATCTCTACAGCAGATAGCCACCCTTGTGTTATATGGGGATGAGATTTATATATAGGTAGCTGAAATAAAGTAGATATTATCAATCTAGATGATTGGGGAGCAACTACAAAAAGTTTAGTAGATGAGAATGAAACTATAGTAGATATTACACAACAAGCTTGAAATCTGGTTATTTGGACAACAGATGGTTATAATTCTAGACAGTATTACCGAAATGGAGTAGATAGTATCGCTAGTGAATGTATAGAATGGAAAGGACTAATAATAAAATGAGTAACTAATACTGAAACAGTTTGTTATGTGCTAACTACAGCTTGAGCAACTACATGAAGTGTAGAATGATACCAATATAGACTTTATGCAGTTAGTGGTTATCAAAGAAGCTTATTAGCAAATAAACTCTATTACTTCAATTCAAATAAGAATCTAGACCAAGAACAATACCACATCCAAAAGAAGTTTGACTTTAACGATACAACTAGCTCTAAATCTATGTGTATGTTTTTAGATAGCTTGTATCTTCCATGATGTGATGGAGTGTATAAATATGGAAACGAGATACCTTGAATGAGAACAGTATGGAGCAAACCTATCAAATACCCATTTGGAGCAACTAGAATTATGCTAGGACAAAGATGAGTATGGTTATGAGTAGCTTATACAGTAGATTGAACTAATAACCTTTCATTAGTAAATGAGCAGAGATATACAAGTAAATGATACTTAGTTACAGAGTGAATATACCGAGATAAACTTTCAACTAGAAAATCTTTAGAGAAATTAAAAATCTGATATAAGAATATAGCTAGTGAAGATTGAAACATAAAAGTTTATGCTATTGTGGATGATGATTACTTTTGGAGATTTACAGTAACAGGGATAACTAACCGACCTGCTGTATGAGATGTTTATACAGTAGCAAATCAGACCAAATGAGAAGTTATAGATATAGATAAAACTAACAATTTGATAACATTTAGAACAATAGAAAATCTAGGTAGTTATTACTGACAAAGCAACTCTCCTATTACTAAAGTAAGTGGTAATTGAGATGCTAGTATAAGCATAACATGATACGATAATATGTGTTTGATTAAGACTATAGAAACAAGTGGGCAATGATATGGATCAGATTTAGTATTTGGTAAAGATTTTGTGAATAACTATATCCCTTATTGGTACAAGTTTCAGTTAGTAATAGAGCTAAACAGCTCTGATAGTAAATTAACTCCTGAGGTGTATGAGATAAGTATTCGCTCAGATATTACAGATGTAACTTTATAACATAATTAACAGATGCAAGAAGTACAAAGGACATTAGATTATAAAGCTGAACTCAATCTCATTGAGTGAGTTTGACATCAAGAGAATAGAATAAAAGAGCATACACAGGTAGAATCGGCTTTTTGATATAGTTGTACAGCAACATGACAAGCTTATTACCACGTAGATACAAGTGAATCTAGACAATCCACCACTAATCAATGAACTTTAAGTATAACAGAGTCATATTGAAATACAGAATATGTGATTAAAGATGGATGAGTTCGTATTCCATTAGCCTGACCCTATCTAGTAGAAATATCATTACAATGATGATGAAGTACATATTTAATTACTAATTATATCAAAGTATGAGATAAAACTGTTTTCCAATTAGATACGAACTCAGCGAATACGGTAGTTACTAATCAAATAATCTTGAACTTATGAAAATTTGATATAGTGAGCTTTTGGGGAAGTCTGTATTATAGTGGTACTGCATGAAGTGCTTCTTGAAACTCAAGAGCTACAATAAACATTAAAAGACTTTAATTCATAATTATTAATTATAAATGGCTTACGATTACAATAAAGCAAAAGAAGCATATCAGAGCTTAACTAAGGAACAGCAACAACAATTCGTAGATCAGAATAAGAATGATGCTAACTTTCAGAGATTTATGAAAGACTATGTTTCAGAGGTAAATCAAAATATGTCTTCTTGAACAAGTGTAAATAATACACCTGCCGCTCAACCTACACAGCAACCTACAGAGCAACCAACACAAACTACTCCAGAAGTAAAACAAGAAACTGAGATAAAACAAGCTGAAACAGTAGGTGATACCGTTCCAGAAATTCAACAGCAAGGAGCATTGAAACCACTATCGCAAGATTATTACAATCAGACCTCTGATGATGCTCAGAGTAAAATAATCAACAATCTAAACAACTATAGACAAACTAATCCTGAATATTTTAGAGATTATGAAAGCTTTAAAAAGAATTTTAGTTATGATGCTAGAAATGATGAGCAGAAACAAACATTAGACTCTTGGTATGGTGGTTATCAGAAATGAATGGAGCTTGCATGAGTACCTGTAACAGATTTATACACTCAATATAAGGATGGTCAAGTTTCTATGAATGAGCTTGAAAATCTAAGAATATATGATCCAACAAAATATGCTGAATTACAGAATCAGATTAACAAATGAAATATTATAGCAGCTTACGATGATGATAAGGGACAAGATACAGCATGAAAGAGCATACAAGATATGGCTTATGATATGGCAGTTCAGACTTTTACTAAATTCATGAATGGAGATTGAGCTAGTGAGGCTACACAATTTTTCAGAGATTATGAGAGTAAAATGGAATCTCCTGAGATGTTGGCATTATCAGACCAATGTACAGAAGTGCAAGAGCAAATGGAGAATATCCAATCAGATTTGGACTCTATTAAGAAACAAGTAGAAGCTGAGTACGAATGAACATGAGCTACTAGAAGTAAGATAAATGCTATAATTGCAGATAGAAGTTATGATTTACAATTACAACTAAGAACACTTAATTCTGAATATAACAAATATGCTACACAGTATAATAATAGAATGCAACAATATCAGAATGAGTTTAGTATGCAGTTACAGGAATACCAATTAAACCAACAAGCGAGAAATCAGCAGATGCAAGAGCTTTGATTTGCAATGGATTTAATGAATTTTGAAACTAATGAGCAGAAAGCTCAAAGAGAATGGGATTATTGGGTAAAGCAACAGGAATACACGAACTGAAACATCAATTCTAGTGACTATCAAACTAGATATAAAGCAGCTCTTAAAAGTGTTCAGAATTTGTTAAGTCAGTATGAGGGTATCCCTATGCAAAGGAGTGCTGAGCAGATGGCACAGGATATATTGAAAGCAATAGATGGAGGAAGTGATTTATGAGCAGAGCTTACAAAGATAAATAAACAGATACAAGGTAAACCTGAATACAAATATCTATACAATCAGACTTATAAACCTGCTAGTGCTACAAGTGGTATGGATATACAAACATTCAAAATTGGAGATACAGAATACACACTATTCAATGGAGAGATGATGACTTCAGATGAATTTAACTCTAGATACTGAGGTAAAGCACAAGGTGCTACATGAACTGCTAAACCATACGATATAGTTAGCTCTGATAAACTTATGATTACAGATGCTAACTGATATACAGTTTCAGATACATTATGATCTTTCTTAGCTAGTACACCAAATCAAGCTTGAAAGACATGAGGGCGATGTGGAGCTTATGTAAATAAATATCTAAAATCTATATGAGTAACAAATAGCAATTATTATGATGATGAGCTTTCAACTAAGTTAAATAGTGTAAATACACAAATTCCTAAAGTTTGAAGTGTAGCAGTCTATGATTACTGACATATAACTAAGGAAACTTGAAAAAATCATTGACACGTATGAATAGTAGTTGCAGTTCATGAAGATGGTACTTATGATGTAATGGATAGTAACTTTGGAAGCGATAGGAAGATACAACTTAGAAAAAATCTAAATCCACAAAGTAGTAACTGTAAATGATTCTTTGATCCATCACAGCCACCTGCATGAAGTAATACTAGCAATACAACACTTGTGTTATGAAGTATAGAGTGAGTACCTTTAGCTTATGAGAGAGCCGTAAAAAATCTCGTTCCTGCAGCATTACAAAATTCAGATGCAGAAAGAGAAGCCTTGAATACTATTATTACGAACTCTTATAATGGTTGAATAGACCAATCGGAGATAGCTCTAAAATTTATGGGATTTGATATTAAGAATGATGATGATAAGACTTTGGCAACAGATTTAGTAAATACTATAAGAACATTATCTACTGATACTCAAGAGTGAATAGTACAAACTATATCTGATATGATGAATCAAGGTAATTATTATAAGGCTATTCAAACAGTAGAAAATGCTGTTACAAAACAAGCTAAAGAAGCATGAAACTATGGTGTTTCAGAATCTGCTGTTAAGAACACAATTACTAAATCAAATGAATTAGCTAATTATGTAAATGGATTAAAGAACTCTCCTATTTGAGTGGTTGAATGAAATATGCAACAGTGGTTAAATAGTTATGCTTCAAAAGATGCAAAGAAAATAGCTAACTTAACGGCTCTAATTGAAAGCTCGCTAGATATTAAAGATAAAGAAACTTTACAGAGAATAGTGCCGCAATTAACAGATCAGCCATCTGTATTCATGTCTAAGCTAGAGAATTTAAATAGTTCATTGATGTCAGAATTGAATTGATGGAGAAATATCTATGGTTTGCCTAGTCTAACTAATGATGCTTTAAGTAATCCAACAAAAAGAGTAGATTTGTATAGAAATTGACAATCAACAGCTCAATCTACTAATCAAACTCCACAATCTACTAATCAAAGTACATATCAATCTACTCAGTCAACTGTACGGAAACCAAGTTGGACTACAAAATATCTAGACAATTCTTCTACATGAGGTTGATCTACCGTAACAGTTAACTGAAACACATACCCTAGTGATTTTTACTCTAATAATTAACAATAAACAATGGCATTTTGACAGACAAACACAGGCTTTCAAGTCTGAATAGGGACAAATCCATTTAGCACGTGATTTAATTCAGGTTTTTCTTCTATTCCTACTCAAAATAACCAACAATCTACTACTAAAACGACCAAAAAGAAGGATGATTACACTTATAATCCTAGATACCCTTGATTTGATGAAGAAGATTATAAGAGATTAGAGAAAATGGTAGCAGATAAAGGCTTGATAGGTAGTGCTAAAACTGATGCTATGGATCAGTTATATCAAATATACTATCCACAGGTACTAAATAAGCATAAACTAGATGAAAGACAGCAAGAAATAAACAATTCTGTGTATAAAAATTGAGAAGCATTGCTAAACTGAAACAAAGAGGTTACAATGTGAACTGATTTAACTAAATTAGCACAGGAAGCTAAGAAAAAATACAACATTCCTTACAATGTAAATGACCAAGAGCTAGTAAATGATATAGTAAATGGCACAGAGAACTGAAATAAGCTCTTGTATGAGTATGTAAATAACTGAAATCCTGAGATATTTTATGCAGCAGGGATTTGGGATAGACCACAGAGCAAGACTTCTCAAATGTGAGGTACTAGAGACCTTATAAATCAGGCTTCTACTAGTGATAAAGCACGATGAGATAAGAATTTATGGGAGAAATGAGAAACTGTAACAAATTATACAAATCTAGTTTGATTGTGAACTGAGGAATTGGATAAGAAAGCTGATGAATTTGCTAATAAGTGGCTAAATTGGGGAACGAAACTAACAGAATGAGCTACAGAAAATCTGAAAAACAAGATTGAAAATATGTCTCCTGAGGAAGTAGCTTCCTACAGGAAACAATATGAGCAGATGTTGAAAGATAAAGATTGGAGAGTAGGTAGAGTGCAATGAGATACAATAGTTGAACAGCTATGGAATGGTATTAAGTGAGATATTTCTTACGATTATAATGATGATGACTTCATGGAATGGTTAATAGATCAGAAAACAAATCTAGGAGAATACTTAACTTGAGCAGATGATATATTGAAATGAGAATCTGATCCTAGTATTGTGCAGTTCTTTTGAAATATCCCTGCGAGTGCCTTAAAAACATTTACTGCAACGGTAAGATGAATGACAAATCCTTATGACACATTAAAATGAATGGTGCTTTTAGGTAAAGATGTTTATGATAATTGATTCAAGAACAGCGTTATCTGACAAAGATATTGAAGTTGGGATTGACTAGCAAAGGCAATGAATGAAGATCCTGTATGAGTAGCAGATGATGCCTTAGCAGCAACACAGATAGTATGAAAAACAATAAGTGCAGCTTGAAAGGTAACAGGAAGCACAAAATTAACTAATGCAGGTAATTATATAAGCAGTCATGCAGGTAGTGCAAACGATGCCTTAGCTCAAAAGACTGTATGAGGTATCTATGCATGAATGGATAAGTTGGCTAATTTAAGTGATAGTAGTACAGTAAACAAGATAGTTTGATGAATAAATAGAGGATTGCAAGATGCTAGTAGTACAGAAAAGCTGACTCAGAATATAAAAGAGGATTTACAACCTTTAAGGCAGAAAGCTAACGATTGGGCAGATAATATCATTCAGAATAATAACAGGATGACTAAGAAACAACAAGAGAATTTTAAAAAGATGTCATGAGAAGATCAATGAAAATGGATGAATGATAGAAATATAAGGACACAGGAAGACCTAGTTGATTATTTCTTAGAGAGTAAGAAGAAAGTAGATGATGCTATGTGAAAGATAGAATGACAATTTACATCTAAAGAGCTAACAACAGTGTTAGATGACTCAGTAGATTTTGCTAAGAAGACTGAGAATAAAGATTTAGGAAGATTACAAGAATTACAGACAAAGAATGCTAATGGATGACTTACTATGCAGGAGATAAACGAGGTAAAGAGATTCTATGAGAAAAATAATAAATTCAATTATCTAAAAGAATGAACAGCTGAAAAATCAGCATTAGCTACGAATAGAGATACAGCTTTAAGAGAATGGCAGCAGAAGGTGGCTACTGAGAATGGTTTGACTAACCTAAAAGAACTGAATAAAGAGACACAAGCTGCCAAGTTCCTTGCAGATAATGCTACTAATTGGCAGAGTGGAATAAAAGGTAACAACCCTATTTCTCTAACTGATTGGATAGTGGCTTCCTGATGAGGATTAGATGTAAATGGAATAAAGAATGTGGTCGGTAAAAAAATCTTTTCTTCTCCACGATTCCAAGATAAACTTGTAGATGTATTGAACTATATAGGATGACATAAAACTAAATGAGAGATAAATCCTAACTATCAAGCTATTGATATGAAAAACTATGAGAAAAGAATCTTGGCAGAAGAATTAGCAAAAGTGAAGAATCAAAAAGACTTTGAAGCATGGTTAGAAAAAGCTCAGTATATGGCTTGACCTGCTCTACCTTATAATCCTCAATACAATTGAAACCCTGTGGATTACACTACTCCTACTGTAGTAACTCCATGAGGACAAAGTGTAAGAGCATGACAAATAGCAGAAATTTAAAAAGTCTTGCAAAGATAATTAAAATATGAATATAATAAGGAGATATAAATTTATCTCCTTTTTATAAAAATGAGCATTTTCTGACCAATATTGTTAGGTTTTTTAGCAGCAATGGTTATACGAATTTTTGATATTAAAGAAAATGTATGGCATGAGAAGAAAAGGAAAGTTGAAAAAAAAGAGGAGAAAGTTGAAACTAAAGCAGTTTATATGAAGGAAGATAAAGAGGACACAGGGAACTGAGCTAAAACTATGTTACGAGTGTTAATTACTATCCCTTTAATATTATTAGTGTGATCTCTAATATTGTTCGCATGGCAAATATTAAAGGATTACTTCTAAAATGAAAAGTCTTAGAAAATTTGACAAAAATATTTAGATAAATATAATAAGGAGTAGACTAGATTTACTCCTTTTATTTCTTATCCTATTATCATGAAGAATTTTTTTAGAAAAGATTTGGAGTTAGAAAAAAAATGGTGGCATAGGTTGCTACGTGTAGCTTGGATTCTATCAATTATAGTAGTTTTATTTTTTTGTGGGCTATATATATATGATTGATCTTATGGGGTTGAATATGATACTCATAAAGTATATGTATGAACACTCCATGACAGAGCAAATGATGAAATAAAAGACATTAACGAGTTGTTAAGACCATTAGAATATGTAGATTTTACACCTATCTCTTATAGCAATAGATATGATTTATCAAGCTTATTAGAGATACCTGATTGAGTTACACGATGCAGTAAAAGATGGAGTGCAAGTAAAATCTCAGAGTTAAATAGACAATTGGAGAATCAGCTGATAGCGAAGAAAATTAAAAGTAAAATAAAAATAGAAGATGAAATTTCAGCTTATTGAGAAATAGCAGAGTCTATCTATGGAGATTGTATATTTCTAGTGGATTGAGTCTACCACTATAACTTGTGACCACTATATATCTATACAATTGATAAACCAAATAAATTCAAAGTTGCTATGTGATGGTTGCTACCAAGATTATGAGGATCAATACTATTTATAGTGGTATATATATGATTGTCATTACTTATCTATTATAAAGGAGTGTTATATATAATATACTGAAAATCAGAATAATTAAACTAAAAAAGTCTGACTAAATAATCAGACTTTTATTTTCTCTACATAAACTTTCTTAGTTCTTCATCTATATCTTTTACTTTAGCTCTGTTCTTCTCATTTGCATAATGCAATATAGCTTGATAGTTTTTATCATTAGTAAGATGTCGTAGTTTACTGTTCTGCTCTATTGCTACAAGTAAAGCTGACTTAAACTCATTCAGTCTTTTTATCTCCTCTAAGTTCTCTACATTTGTATATATGTATAAGAATGATCCATAACATTTGATATCTCCTATCTTATTCTTTAGCTCATATATGTTATACTTTCTACCATAGTAATTATCCTTTATACAAGTCTTTCAATTCTGATTTATAACACCTATTGAATGTCCATACGTGCTAGCTCCAAAGTCTGTCCCATCTAATATTCAATCAGCCTTATAGTCTTTATTGTAATCTGAATTTCCGTTATAGTTTGTATCAAGAGTGTATAATTTATCCAATGCTCATTGTATAACATCGTTATCGTATTTTCCTATACGGTAGTAAGCGACTTTTCAATGCGTTTTAGAACATTCAGAATTATTCCATCGGTCAGCTACACATTTTACAGCAGATTGAACATACCATCCTTGTCCTCTTATTCTTCATCTAGTATAACTAAGTTCATCCATCTCCTTTAGCTGAGCTTCAGAAAATTCATAGTTTTTTAAGTCTGATAGCATTCATGCAGCAGCAAAAATAGTACAGCTTACTTGACTCCAATCCCATTTTCATTGGTTATACTGATATATAACTTCATCTTGTTTAGTAAGCTCAGGGAGTGTATCTATATCTCACTCACATAATTGGTAGTCGGTAACCTGTTCGCCTAATCAAAGGCATCAGTTAGTTATTTCATCCATAACATATTTTTTACAAAGTAAATCTATAAAGTCCTCTCTACTTAGGTTGTATCGTGCCATCCTTTTCTAATCTGCATAAATTCTCAAAGATGCATCTTCTACAACTCTCAAGATAAAGTCCATAAGTGCATTTATCTCATTCTTTTGAATATTCGTATTGTTCCATCTTTGCTTTTAATATTGAATAAATTTCATTTGTATTTCACTACTTCAATCTTCCTTTATATCTACCTCTACTATCCATCCTCATATCGTATTACCTAGATTAAATCTTTTAGCTAGTAGATTTTGCTTCAGGAACGCTCAGGGAAGAAACGAGTGTATATTCCTATAAGCCATATATAGAGCATCATGCCAATGACCACTAGCGAATATATCAGGTTGATTTCTTGTATCTATATTTTCTATCAGCTTTTGTGGTTTATAACTCTTAGCATAACTCATATTTCATCATCAATGGTGGGCATTTATATCCACTCCATTCAGCTTGATCCTAGCATCATAGAATCACATATCTATTATATCATCTCTAAGATGTGCTATATTCTTGATTATGTTAGCTCCATTCTCTTTTAAAAAACTTTCATCATGGTTTCATCAAACTACATACGTTTTTATATCTCAGTAGTATGGATAATCATTTACTGTAGCTTTTAGCTGTTCATCATATCATACATTCTCTAGTTCATACATTTGACCTTTATATACGTTTCATGTTCAATCTACTAAATCTCCACAATGGATAAATGCTTCTACTCATTCATCTCAAGCTTTCTTATAGAAGTCTGATAACTCACTTTTAGCAGATTGTTTATTCCCTAGATGAGTATCACTAACAAGAGCAAATTTAAGATGCCCCTTATCCCCTATCACTTTTTCTACACTTTTTGCTGTGGTTGTTTGTAAATGAGTAAGCAAATCTCTTAACTCATCAGGAGAATACGTTTTAACTAATTCTTGTTTGAGCTTATCTTCCTTAGATAGAGCTTGTATTATATCCTCTCTATATTTAGCTACAGTCTTTCTACTTATCCCTAATCTTCTTCAGATTTCTTTATCGCTTGTATCCTCTCAGTAGGAGTTAATCTTTTTAATTAGTTCATCATCTAGTTTCTGCATGGGCATTTTATGTATAAACTAAATATGTGTATTATCCTTATACCAAAAGTCTAAATCTCATGGATTATGAGCAGTTAGTGTATCTACTAACCACTCTACTACTTCAGGTCTCATCGCTTGCTTAGATATATCTAGTGTTGTTATTAGTTGCTCTGCTATAAGTCTGTTAGCATATAGTGTATGTATAGCTCTGTGCTGTGTCTCAGGTAGTAATACGATATTCTCATCCTCATTAGTCCCTCATTGGCTACGAGGTAGGATATGATGGTGGCTATATCTCTTTTCTTTCTTCATTACCCAACATTCTCATAAAATAAAAAGCTGATTATTATTGCTAAGATCAATATTAACAATTTAATCAGATTTCTTTTCATCTTTCGCTTTCATAATAATTAAAGCTCCTACTGCTTCTTCTCTTTGGTAGAATATTCTAGCATAACTCTTATTCAGGCTCCATCCATTCTTTCATGTTAGAAATTGCATAAACAATAATTTACCTAATTGTTTTTTACGATATATACTCCATCATAAATCTGTTTTGAATATTCTGTATTCTCGCATTAAGTTTTTGTTATGGTATAAAGTTATTTCTTCATTTCTGACCTTATCCATTCTATATCTTTCTGAATTTCTTTTAGTGTCGTTTTTATACCTATTATATCAAACTCTGCTACAGTCTTTTCTAGTTGTTTTACTCTTCAGTTTAAGTTACTCCGTGTAACTCAAAGTCAGAAAACAAATACTATAAAGCTGATTATTGTTCAAGGCTCTGTAATGTAGTTATAAAACTGTTCCATTTTATAAGGTATCATTATTATCTAAATCAGGCTTTTTCTCCTCTATTAAGCTATCAGGATAATCTTTAGCATTCTTATCTTTAAAATAGTAGTTAGTTATAGTCATTGCTATTGATAGGAAAGCTACTATTACTCATGTTTTATCCTCAATATCTGCAAATATATAGTATCATGTGAAAACACATAAGGATACTATAACAATTATGAATATCAGCTTAGTTACACTAAATCTCTCCCAAAAACTTTTCATGATCTCTAGTAGGTAGATAAAAGTTGTCTACCTAGAGTATATTCAGATTTTTTCAGATGCAATTTTATTTTTTATTGCTTTTGAAAATTTCAGAATATAATCTTGATAGATTTAATAGATTTATTTTTAACGTAAAAATGGTAACTGTACGAACTCCTAGAACTACACCTACAACAGTTTGGAACTGAAGAAAGTGACCTTTTGGATATGCAACACCCTTACAGGATGCATATAGGAAAGTACGTGACCAAAACAATGAGATAATCTATATCCTAGCTAATTCATGAAAGTTTGTTCCATTGACTAGGTGGGATAAAAGAACAGGTACTACAACTAATTGGACACCTAGACCTAGTATTTAATTTTTAATTTGATAGGAATGCCAAATATATTCCCAATAGACTTTGAAGAAAAGTTGACTATGGCACAGGATGACTATATCCTGTTTTCTGATAGTGAAGATTGAAACAAGATTAAAAAAGCTCAATACAAAAATCTGAAAGGAGAACAAGGAGACCCTTGAACACCTTGACAAGATTGAGAAGATGGAGCAGCTGCTACAATAACAGTAGGTAGTGTCTCAACTCTACCTGCTTGAAGTTCAGCAACAGTAACTAACTCTTGAACTACAAGTGCAGCAGTTTTAAACTTTGGGATACCTGAATGAGCAACAGGAACACCATGAGCAGATTGACAAGATTGAGCTGATGGTGCAGCAGCGACTATTACAGTATGAACTACAACTACACTACCTGCTTGAAGCTCGGCAACAGTTACTAATGTATGAACTAGCCAAGATGCTATTCTTAATTTCTGAATACCTAAAGGAGATAGTTGAAGCTGAAGTGGAGATGTAAGTTGACCTGCTAGTAGTACAGATTGAGATGTAGCTATTTTTGATTGAAGTACAGGTAAGCTAATTAAAGATTGAAGTGTAGCTTTGTCTACTCTTAGTAGTTGAGCTAGTTTAGCTGCAACAGCAATTCAACCATGAGATAATATTTCAGACTTAAATAATGATAGTGGATTTATTACTTGAATCACAAGTTTAGATGTAACGACAGCTTTAGGATATACACCTTACGATTCTAGTAATCCTAATGGATATACTTCTAACACATGAGATGTAGTTTGACCTGCAAACTCTACTAACTGACATTTAGCAGTATTTGACTGAGCAACTTGAAAGCTAATCAAAGACTGATGACCAGTTCCTACATGATGAGCAGAAATAGAATATAAAACACAAGCAGAGTATAACGCATTACTACCATGAGCATTAACTGATAATAAGCATTACTTTATATATACAGAAAGTAATCCTGGTCTTATAAATTACACTATAACATGAAGTACAACAGTTGGTAGTTATACTTCATCCTCTTTCTCTGATATTCAATGATGCTATATATCTCCAGATGGAACTAAAATGTATCTAAGTTTTTGGAATAGTTGGAATGGAATACTTGCACAATATGATTTAAGCACTGCATGGGATGTAACGACAGCAACGCAAGTAAGAAGTATCAATGTAACACAACCAGATGGAATATATTTCTCTAACGATTGATTATATTTCTATATTGGTATGGAGGATGATAGTTCCATTAAAAGATATAGTATGAGTACAGCATGGGATATAAGTACAGCTACTCAAGACCAAAGTTTATCATTAGGTAGTGGCTATGCAGTTCAGATATCATTATCTGAAGATGGAAAACATATATTTTATGGTAGATATGAAACGTATGATAGATTATGGAGTTATGACTTAACAACAGCACGAGATTTAACCACAGCAACTAATCAGAAATCATACTATGCTTCATGAGTTGCATTGGTATGAATATCTGTAAACAATGAGTGAAGTTATCTATATACAGCTACAGGAAACTGAAGCGATATAAAGCAATATGAATTAGCAACTCCTTATGATATAACTTCTAATAAAACAGAAATCGGCACTTACTCACTAACAGGTCAAAATGATGGAAGGGCTTTCTATGTATCTCCAGATGGTAAATATTGGACATTCTGAGGAAGCAGTGGTATAGCACAGTATCAAGCACAACCTATGAGTTAATCAGATTTATAATTTATTTTAAGAGTAATGACAAACATACTAAATAAGATAATCAATAATGGAGATGAGTATGAGTTCCCAGAATGATTCTCTCCAGATAACGTTTGAAGCACAGATGATGTTCTTACTAAAACAGCTAACGGATATGAATGGTCAGCACCTAGTGGATGATGAGATGTAATAGTGTCTAGCCAACCTAACAACATTCTAACTAGCTGAATGAAGATACGAGCTTGAACTGAAACGAACTATATGAACTTATGAACGTACGATAATAACACTTTATATCTGACTGTTGAATAAGATGTGAGTATATCTATATCCTAGCAATACAGAAACACCACTTAAGGCAGCTTATATAGGGATACCATCTCCTACAAGTATAGTTTTGGATAAAAACTCAATAACTCTGACTACTATATGAGATACAGAACAACTTACAGCTACGATAGAGCCAAGCATATGCGATAAATCAATTACTTGGAATAGTGATGATACAACTATAGCTACAGTAAGTACAACTTGATTAGTAACTTGTGTAACACCATGAGATTGTACAATTACAGCAACTACTGTTAATGGACTTACTGCTACTTGTGCTGTATGACAATGATGATTACCAAGTGCATACCAAGAGGTTGAATATATTGAAAATTCTTCTGCATGACCACGAATTGATCTTACACACGTACCTACAGCAAAAACTATGTGACAAGCCAAATTCATGAACTTAGTTCAGACTTGATATGTAATATATTGATATTATGCTTGAAGTGACTCTAAAGATTATCGTTTATTCAACGCAGCAAACCAGATTTATTACGATATAGGAAGTCCTAGAGTTAATTGAAGCACATTAACACAGAATGTAGTATATGAATGGGAAATAGGAAACTTCTATGTAAAAGATATTCCTACACAGAGTAATCTAGTTTCTCGTTCTGCAGTTAGCTCTTACACTTGAACTCATAGTATGACTCTAAACCATAGTTATGCAGATTCAGCTAATAGCTGTAACAGATGGTACTATGTTAAGATATACGAGGATAATGTTCTAATTAGAGATATGATACCATGCTACAGAATAGCAGATTGAGAAGTATGAATGTATGACCTGGTTGCATGAGAGTTCCATACTAACCAATGAAGCTGAAGCTTTACTAAGTGAAATGATGTTTAATTCATAAATAACTCCTAATGTGATATAAACTAACAGGTATGTATATAGGAAATCAAAAATTACGACCTAGTGGTTGGAAACCTTGACCTAATACGTTATTATACTTACCTCTTAACAGCACAGATACATATACAGATAAAAGCTGAAATAGTGTAGTTACTACTAATAATGGTACAACATTTTGAACAAACTATTGAGTAGATTGTGGGTATTTCAATAGCAGCAATATTCAAGTAGCCCCATTTACCGTTCCATCTGCTTGAACTATATTATGTTGGTGTTATAACATTTGAACTGTATGATGAGAAGGACATATAATAGATATTGGTAGCAGTACACGTCGTTTATTAACGAGTTACGATGAATGATGACCTTGATATTGGGCTTTGTCAGATTGAGACCTTATCAGAACAACATGATTAACATATCAGAATCAATGGATACTTTATGCATTCACATTTGAGAATAGATCGCAGAACTTGATAATAAAATGAAACTCAATAGATGATAGCATTCCAACAACATATAGCTTTTCTTCTTTCTCTCCTACATCAATGAATGTAGGTAATGAGTGGAATAACTGAGCAACTAGATATTTTCTATGATGAATGAGTAACTTGATATTTGAGGATAAAGCACGAACTGCTACAGAGATAAATGATTATTTTAACCTAACTAAATGAAACTACTGAATTAGTTAATTTACATCCTAACTCCTAACCATGCAAGTAAGTCTGACTTTTACTCTAGTATGTGTACTGATTATCTGTTTACGATACAAATATAAAGGTTTTAATTCTTAACTAATATAATAATGGCTTGTGGATGAAAGAAATGAGGAAAGATTAAGATTTGAGGTAGAGGTTGAAGAAGGAAATAAAATCTCTACTATAAAAGTCTTCGTACGACAAAAAAATCTGAGGAATGGAACAAGTATCCACACTCAGATTTTTTCTTTCCTTATTTGGTTTTTAACAACGAAACTAAGCCAATAAATCAACTATTTTAAACTCAGTTATCTTTCATTTATGAATATATTGATGACATGAATTACAGCACCACACAATTTCATTATATTTACTATAATCTGGGTGATGCGATACTATAATGGTTTCTTTTCAACAAATAGGACAAATTGATGGTCTAACTCATAATTTATTTATTAAATCATTAGTTCTTTTATGAACCCTAGCATATCACATTTCTTCAATATGTCTTTTCCTCCTTTCTTTAACATAATCTCTTTTCATATATTCTTTTGAGTATTTTTTATTGTACTCGTTCCTTTCTTCTTTATGAGCTTCCATATATTCTAAGATATATCTTTTATAGTGTTCAGCATTCTTTTTCTTATATAACTTAGTTCTCTCTAATATTTTTTCTTTGTTGTTGATATAATATTTTTTATCTCTTGCTTTCCATTTTTCTGGGTTATTCTTACGGTCTTCTTTAAGCTTTTTTAATATAAGTTCTTTATTATCTTTTCTCCACTTATCTCTTTTGTCTTTATTTTTCTTATTATACTCCATTAAATACTCTATTCTTTTTTGCCTCGCATCTGGATTATTAGCCATTCTTTCTCTCATATTTTTGGCTACACAGTTCTTGCAGGATGCTAATAATCATAAATATCAATACTTATATTTTCAAAAGTTATCAGAAGTAGCTTCTTTCTTCTCTCAACATTTAGTGCATATAAAATATATCTTACCTCATTCTTCTATTACTTCTCTTTTCTTTCTTGTTCTTCCCATTGTTCTAGTAGCAAGTAAATAAAACCATAGTAATAAACCTGATTTATTTTTATAGTGATTTTCTAACAGCATTTAACTTTTGCTTCTATATGTAGTTTTAGCTTTCTTTCTTTTCCTTAATTCATCAGGGACTAGATGCTTCTCTACATACTTTCTTTGGAGTTCCTTATCTACTTCCCTTCTACATTTATTGCAGTATTTTCTTCTTCATCTCATTTCTATTTCTTTCCCACATCTCTCACATGGTATTGTTTTCATTTGTGTTTGGTTATTGATCTAAATAATATCATCAGAAGTCTGAAAATCTAGGAGGCTGTTCCTTATACTTCTCTATCTCCTTTCTGTATTCCTCATTCAGCTTTTCTTTCCTATCTAAACATTCTTCTAAAAATCTGACTTCTTCTTTCAGCTTTTTACACTCTCTTTTTCGGTATCAGACTTCATCATTCTCAAAGTGCATACTACATTCACATTCACTTAAATCTGATTTCAGCTTTTCATTTTTCTCTTTCAGCTTTTTATTCTCATATTCCATTCTTGCGTCGTGCATTCTTAATTTCTTATTAGCATTCTTCCATACTTCTACTTCTTCTTTCAGCTTTTTATTTTCTTCTTCTAGTTTATGCAATTCCTTAACAACTATTTCTAAGCTCTCTAATTCTACCATAGGTTTATGGTCTAACTCTCAATAAACTCTTATAAACCATTTTCAGCACTTAGCTCTCTCCTTTCATTCAGATTTTTCTATTTCTTTTATAAACTTAGGTTTCTTCATTCTCTCCATAGGTAAATAATATAAAAGTCTGATTACTTCAAGTAGCTTTTTAGTTTATAAAACATATTTAATAATAAGCATCAAACTACTATTCAAGCTACAAATGTAAACCAAGCTAAAGTTTCATAATCTGATATAAGACTATCCACATAAGCATTAGCTCATACACATACAACTTTTTCATAATCACAGAACATCATTCAGCTTTGTGTCATTTTACTTCAAAAAACTAATTAAATCATCTATCGGTGAACTAGATATTGATATCAGCATTAGTAATCACTCATCAAATTTTCTAATCAGATTTTCTTTTAGAACTTTCTTTTCTAATTTGTCTAAGTCTATCTTATCATTCTCTACTAACCATTTAATAAATCAGAATTTCTTACTACATATCCATTCATCTCATATCCAATCTTCATCTACTCAATCATCTTCTTCATTATAAATTCCTGCTTTTCTAAGTTTCTCCTTTTCTTTTTCTAGTAGCTCACTATGAAAATAAACTCTTTCATATTCTTTATCCCATCAATAATAGATTAAATCTGAATTGAAATGATGGTATTCGTTTAGCAATTTTATTAGCTTTGCTATTCAGCTTTCTTTCTTTTCTTCCATTTTTTAATAAATTAAGTTATAAAAGTCTGATTACTTCTTATGTCTAAGATTCCATTTAAAATAGTATTGGAATGGTTTATTCTGCTGTCAAGTAAGCTCTTTATTAACTTCATCTAGGCAAACAGAACACCATAACCTTTTCTTATTTCAAACTCATTCTCATATCTTAGCTCAGCATTTTACACATTGTTTTCCCATGTTATGTATCTTACATAATAAATTCTAAAGGCTAGCCCACCTCCTAGCCAATGTGTAAAGTCACTTTTAGTTAATACTTTATTTCTTATTCCTCTAAGGTGGTAGAGGTGCAGGGATCAATGAGGGAAAATTTAATAAACCCTGTCTGCTATCTCTAGTCAGACTTACCTGACTGCCAGACTTTAAAGCATCCTACTATGCTATGGCTAATGGCTCTCCAATGGTATAAAGCTAAAGATATGGGCTACGACATCTACTGTCCATCAATTTCAGATCATCTTACATCTCTGATTTTCGCTTACTCATTCTGTATATCATTCTCTTAATGTCTGTAATCTCTCTCGCTCTTTTACTGTCAGCTTTCTTACTATCTTATCACATACATATAACTCTCAATTAGCTGTGAGAGTATTTGATTTTCACTTGATTACTCTACCTCTCCTTGTTTTGCTTGTAGGATATGATAGATCTACTCCATCTCATTCTTCAGCTACAATATATCATTGTTTTGTGGCTTGTTTTATTCTCAATTCTCCATCTACATAACTTATTAAATCTGATTCTTCATGATCTAGTATATCTTTTAATCTAATTCCCCTATCTTTTGGTAGAGAAAAGCAGGGTATATTCGTTCGGTATAATCTTTTCCTGTTCTGTGCTGATACCAAGCTAGAGTTTATCTCAATAGGATGTACTCATAAGGCTGAGCTTATTATATCTTGCCATTCTTTCTTCATTATCACATTCTCCAAAAGAAAGTATCTAGGCTGGCATTCTTTCAGTATCCTTACATATTCAAAGAATAGCTTACTTCTTTGATCATCAAAGTTGAGTTTCTTTCATGCTGCTGAGAATCATTGACATGGACTACCTCAGATAAGCAAGTCAATACCTAGGTATCCCCCCCCCTCACATTTTTAACATCTCAGATTTCTATTATGTCTGGATGGTTTTTAAGAGCTATCTGTATAGCATATTTATCTATCTCACTTGCATAATACTTATCTATCTTTATTCATGCTCTCAGTAGAGCTTCGTATCAACAAGCCATTCAGTCAAATAAACTCAGAATTTTCATTTTATTTTTAGTAAGGAATTGAAATCTCATAGTTCCATCGCATTCGCATTAGGAACAAGATAACTAGCAATAATATCAGCATTTTTTTCATGTTTTATTTATTCAAATATAAATCTGCTCTTAACATAGTTATAACACTTTTGCCCCTTGACTATTCTTGATGGTCAATAAAAGGCTACTCATTGCTTCCATTTACTGTAGCAGTATTCTACAGCCACCACTCGATTAGTAGTAAAGTCTGAAGGAATATCTTTGTGGTATCTGTCATTGACTTGGCACAACGACCGAGAATGTCAGTTGTCCCCCCTAGCATTTAGGTCATAACTTCAATTTTCGCACTCTAGCACATACACAAAGTCCATACCACCTAGCTTATAAGCATAGTTTATTATGTTTTGCACATTACTATCAGCAGGGAATCAAGTATGTCTTAGTTTAGCTCAAGTAATCTCTACTGCTTCAGTTTTTACTTCCTCTTTAGCAACTACCTTAGTAGTAGGATTTTTTACTGAGCTTTTCTGCTCTTGATTAAACCCTGTGCTTTCTCGTAATCTTTCTTTTGATAATTCTCTATTTGCCTTCTAAGCTCTATAATTTCAGCATCCCATGAGTCACAATATCAAGTTTCTCACATCAAGAATTTTGCACTATCTTTTATTCATAAATTGTCAGCACATTCAGCTTTTAAGTCTCTTAGTGAATCCATTTGGTCTACTAGCTGTCAAATCGTTACAGCCTCGTTAGTTTCTTCTTGTGGAAGATTATTCGACCACACGGTATAACTTATTAAAAGAGTTAAAATCGCAACGATAGTAACTAGGATTATTCGTAATTTTTTAGTCATTTGTTAAATTAGAATCTAAATAGTTGGAGTATGCGAGTAGAAGATGAATAGATTAACTAACATACTCCTGTATTTTAGAGTCTTTGGTTGACTATCACTATATATTGTCGTGCTAAGCACCTTTATAAACTCCTCCATTTTTTAATTCACTCCTCTGATTGATCCATCCAACTAGGAGGTGGTGTCATGTGTCTCAGCTTTCTACAGAGTTCATTAACTCTCATTTGAGCTAATTCTCCTTGTGTAAGCTGAGAACTAGAAGGGAAGGCTCTGATCTTCGTTATCTTCCTCTAATTTGTTTTCAGGTTTCTTCCCATAGTTTTCTAGTAATCACATTGAATCCTCAAATATTCTTGTAGCTAGTTGAAAAGTCTCGTTATAGTTTGTCTTATCGTACATATGTTCAAAAGCTATCTTCATAGCCATTCCTATCATAGCTCCAACATTGTTATCAGAGTTATAACTTCTTGGTTTAAATGGATTTTCTTTTACTTCTTTCCATTTCTTACCTTCTTCAACTACTTCATAGTTTACTGTGTCTCCTACTTTGAAAGCATCCTCTTTCTTTTTTCAGAGAGTTATTGTCTCGTTATTATCTAGTTTCATACTGATGTAATAAATAGGTCAATGATCTCATTTATCCCATTTATTCACTTTAGTAATTTCTGTAATCTTTCCTGTTTTCATTTTGTAATTAGTTTGAAAAATAAATTAGTTTTTAAATTCTTTTCGTACATACATCTCATCATCCTCTATTCCCCTTTCTTCTAGAATGTCATGGAATCTCATATCAACTTCTTCTCTAGTTGCATTCAAAGGACATCGTTCTACTTCTTCGTTATTGATGTAGATGTGATAACTTCATGTATCTTCATCATCCTGCTCCCAACGGTAGAAGTTAGGTCAGTATGCTCTTATATAAGTCTTACCTCAGACTTTTTTCATGCTTTTCTTTTCTCGCTTTTTTTGACTTTCACTTTTTTGCATCTTTAATTGGATAGGATATAAAACTTCATAATACGATTGATGCCAAGTATTCAGCATCAGATTTCTTTTTTTTCATTTTACTATTAGTTAGTAACATAAATTACATCTTCGTAAGTTGTGGTTTATTAGCCACAGGTTTTCTATGTGTAACATCTTTCAGTATTTCCAATAATGCTTCCTGATTACTGCATCCATTTTCTTTTCAGCATTATCCTTAGATGTTGCATAGAAGTCGTATGTTTCTAAGTAGTTCATTATTTCACAAAGTAAGTTAAATCTATTTCACAAAGTTTATCTGCAGGATAACTAGCTATAAGCTCTCCATCCTTGTATTGTTTAGCTACATACCTTTTTCAAAGTCAGCTTTTATTCTCTGTTATCTCTATATATAAACCCCTTTGAATAGGTACTCTCCCATGTTGTACTCTATTTCATATTGTCCTATGTCTCATCGGTTTCTATCCTTATAAACTTTTAAATAAGTCTGATCTAAATCTCTGATATATTCTACCACCATAAAGGCATCATCTCATAACTTTCAGCTTCATCTCATTTGTCCAATATCTCTTTGGTCTGTAACCTTTCATCTTTTTTTGAAGTGATGTAGTAGAACTACACATACATTCTCATCCAAACAAAAGCTAATCAACTTTGAACTTACATCTGCAGTCTGTGTAGCTTCATTGTCTCCATTTCAAACCACAAATCATAAGTTATCTACAAAGAATAAATTACATCCATTAGCTTTCATTTCTCTCATAGATTCTAACAGGGTTTCTACTGATATTTTATGTCCAATATCTACCAATGTTAAATCTCTATTCTTGAAGTTTAGATATGCTTTTCTAAATGCTTCTTCCTTTTCATCGCTCCACATTCACTCATTAAATTCAGCTTTAGTTATTCATGCTCTCTTTATCGCATATCTCCTAGCAATATTCTCTACTGAATCCTCTAGAACATAATAACAACATCCTTTATTCTGTCTCGCCATGAATGTTGCAAAGGTAGTTTTTCATGCTCAAGTTTCTCCTAATAGGATTATTAGCTGTCATTTAGATGGCTTTCATAAATGGTCATCTAGTTCTTTATTCCCCCATGTGAAATCAGGTTTTCTAAGAGTTGGGACTTCTGTTGGTTTATAGATGAAGTCTTTGGTGCTAATCTTTACTACTTTCTTTTCTTCAATTTCAGGATGTCTATTCTTTAATTCTTTTGCTAACTCCTTTCGGTCAACTAATCCATATCGCTTTAGCCATTGTATTCGTGTAGGTCATCCTTTATCTCAGCTTCAGATTAAACCATTCTTATCTATCCAACATCATGTAGATTTACCATTAACATAAATCTGCTCTGTACCTCAACTATTTCTCTTAAAAGTTATCTGATCTCAGCTTAGCCATCTGCTTCCACTAAATTCTTCTAACATCATCTTACTGTCTAGCTCTCATGCTCTCCTCCAAAATGAATCGTTATCATTCAGTAGGGTGTTTAGCTGTTCCCTTTGCTTTATTCTTCAAGGTGTTGTGTCACTTTGATTTGGGAATGCATCTTGCATTTGCTCTACTGAATACAATTCATATCAGCTTAAATCTTCCCTAAACTTTTCCATTATCGGATTACCTTTCATGTGGTAGAATCAAGGTATCCTTAATACTCTAGCTGTATCCTTGCACACTTTAGGATCACCACCAAAGTAATTCTTTAATCATCGGTTTCAGTTCTCATATTCTAGCTCTGATAATTCCTTATCTGCTAAGTAGTAAAGATGGAAACCATGAACACTCTCTACTACTAGACTTGGTTTTAACTTAGCATTCTTAATCAGATTTAATTGTTTTTCTTTATCCATGTCATCAATATCACATATCCAAGTCTGAATGAACTTTACACTTTCTCTATTTCTCTTTCAGCTTTCCATTGGATTTACACTAAAGTAAATTCCATACGGTAGCAGTTTCTGTAGCTTCTCACATTTCTCCAAGTTCTCTCTAGTCATAGGAAGTATCCTAGACTGTGAATGTTCTTCTTTGTTTTGGTCATTAAAAGTCTGAATAGAACATTGTCGGAAGTTGGGATATGTTTTAGCTCGGTGTTCTAGATCATTATTCATTTTGTTTTTGCTCTAGTAAATAAAGCTTCCTTCGTGCTTGATATTGTTCTTCAATCTTGTCGTTTCGGAATATTCACTTCCATTCATTCTCCATTGACTGATTTACTGCGAATCTGAATCTAAGGTCGGTATCTGCTCTCATGTCATTATTTCTAACTGTGGTTATGTTTACCTTCATCTGCTGTATGAATCATTTAATAGTTTTGTATGCTCTATTCTTTTTCGCTTGTTTGTATTCTGCTCGTTCTAGAACTAGTGGTATATCTTTCATCATCTTAGGTAGTTGTGGATCAGATTTATATGCTTCAACTAGTTCAAGGGGTGTATATATTCTTTCTTTAGAAAGAATATTATTATTACTTATATTATATGTGGACATTATTGTCCTTGTTTTTGGACATTTTTGTCCACCTGATAGGACATTTTTGTCCACCCCTATTTTTATGTATCATTTTTCAGATAATACCTTTAGATTCCTACGAATTGACCTCTCATCAGATTTTAGCAGCTCTCCTAGATATTGATTACTTGCCCAACATTTTCATTCTTTGTTATTGCATAGGCTATCAATAATCCCTCGTAGAAGAATTTGTGTGTGGTTTAGATCCTCATTCTGAAGAATAGCATTTGGAATTTTTATAAATCATTCCATCTTAACTATTCCTCTAGAGTAAATTCAGATTTCTTGAGAGCATCTCACATAGGTCTCAGTCATTCTCCAATGACATACTTACACCTATAGAAATACCCCCTCACTCTGACAATCTCATGGTAATCTCAGTTCTGATCTATACCATAGAAATTCTTTCCATTTCATTTGCTAATTAGTTTTCGCATTTTCGTTGGTAAGAAAAATAAAAGACTGTCGCATACTCATGAACAGTCTTTTAATTTCTCATGCTAGAGGTCTAATTAAAAAGCACCTGTTCAAATCGTACTGCTGAGGGATTGGTATTCAGCAGCACCATTTGAATAGATGCTGTCCAACCCCCTTTTGATGTTGTGCTTTTCTCTAGTGTGTGGTAGAACTCTAAGTTGTAGTGTGTAGAGCCTTGTGTGGTAGAAAGAAAAAAGCATCCATCTTTCAATGAATGCTTTATGTATATATAACTTTAAATTGCAGTTCTGAACTCTAATCAAGGTACATTGTGCAAAGTAATTTAGCTATATTTTTTAGAGCTGGGTAGCTCTCATACATAATCTGTCATTCATTGACAATCCTATTATAACATATTTGCAAAAAAAAATCAAGTTTTTTTAGACTTTTTTCAAAAATAAGTTATAAACTAGATTTTTCAAGGGGTAGTTTACACAATTTTGAAATCCATGCAAGGTAGAGGAATGAAACTCCCCTACACTTGTGGAATTAAATATTGTGTTTTTCTCAGTTTATCATTGCTATAATCCAAATAATACTGTGTACTAGATAAATGTTTATGTCATAGAATTTGGCTTATATAAGTTATATTTCATCCATTCTCTAACATCTGAGTTGCACAGGTATGTCTCAACTTATGAGGTCGTACTTGTATTCAGACTTTTTTTCATGCCTTTTTAATGATGTCTTCTACTGTACATCTACTCAAGGGCTTACCTCTAGAATTATTGGAATGAGATACGAAAACATATTCAGAATTTATTTTCATTCTTCTCCTTAGAAACAAATACAGATCAATAACCTTTAGATAATCTGTGTATAGGTAAACTAATCTCCTACTTCCTCACTTTCCTACTATCTGCATATTCTCTCTTACATCTACAACCTTTAAATTACATAATTCTGAAACTCTTAATCATGCATAAGTTAAAACTAAACCAATAGCATAATCTCTCATTCTTACAATTTCATCCTTACTCTTATCCAACCTTAAACATTCCAACAGCTTTTTCATTTCCTTTTCATCTAAAGCTTGTATATGATATTCAGGCTCTCTAGCAAAAAGTATTCTTCTGTAATCCATAACTCTTAATCCTTTGTGGTTACAGAATCTAAAAAACTTTTTGATTCAAGCTAGATGATTATTCACAGTTTTTATATTTTTACCTCTTAGGCTTTCTCTTTCTGCAAACTGCTCTACATCCTCTAGTTCTATAGTGTGAGGATACTCCACTCCCCTAACTCAAAAAGTTAGATCACGAACATAGTCATCAAATAAATCTAGAGTTCTAATATAATTCTGAATTGTAGAATCAGAATAATTTATTTGCTTTAACCACTTAGCAAATTCTATAACAATAAGATACATTTTTTCATTTCTTTAAAAAGTAAAATCTTTATAACAGACTCTACTTTTATGCACTACAACAAAACAAATTGTAAAAAAGTCAATATTCAAAATCAAGGTAAAATCTAAAAATTATGATAACCAAAAGTTATAATCTAGTTTTTACCTAAAAAAAGTCTTGCAAAATCAGAATCTAGGAATATAATTATTGCAGAACTGTAGTGTGTATAGAGCCTTACTTTATAACAGTAAGGCATTTTGGCTTAATGGCAAAAACAAAGAAAATCAAATCTCCTACGAAAACAAAGCTTAGACAAAAAGCTGATTCAGTTTTCTCTACCTTTGTTAGACTAAGAGATAGTAACAAACAATGAGTAGTTACTTGCCCATTATGCTGATCTAAACTCCCACGAAAGAAAGCTCAGAATATGCACTTTATTAAAAGGAGTTGTTGGTTTTATCGCTATGATGAAACGAACTGTCATGCCTGATGTTACAGATGCAACGTAGTTTTAAGCTGAAACTACATTGCATACACTAGATGGATGCAGAAAGAATATGGAATAGAATACGTTGACAGCATGATAGATGAATCCAAAAAGCTACACAAAGAACGAAGTAAAGAAGACTACCAAAAGATAATCGATACATACACAGAAAAGATTATCGAATATTCAGAAAAACTGACAGTATAAGTCAGACTTTTTTATTTCCTTTAAAAACAAAATGCACGTAACAATAAATGAAAGAATGCTAACAGCACAAAACCATAAACAAGAACAAGAGATAAAAGAGCTTAAATCCAAACTCGCAGAGTATAGAGAATCATTGCTAACCATGAAAGACAATCTAGATGAAGTTAAGAGGCTAAACAAGACATTAGTAAATCAGATTTCTTCTTTATCTTTACAAATTAGATCATGAGCAAAATCAATCCCCTCTACGAAAGATGAGATGTAAAATATTTCCGAAAGGAACACATTAAGAGAATGGAACTTACTTCTCAACCTTATGTAACCTATCCATGTTTCCATAGGAGACTCAGAAACTGAATGAGCTTAAGGGAAGCTATTTATACTCCTAGTAATACCAACATGAAAAGAAACAGACATAACATGAAACCTAACAGACTTAAAAACTTACGATTCAGATTTATTTCTTTCTTTAAACACTAATGCAAATTAAACAATTTGATACCTGTAAACATAAATTACTCTGAGAATGATTGGTGCTAGAAATACGACAGGACTATGCAATAGTGAAATTCAGAAAATTCTGACTTAGGAAGATTCCACTAGAACAACTAACCAAACCTGAAAAAGAGTAATCAGATTTATCTCTTTCCTTTGCCTATGAAACCTTATGATCTATGTAAACTATTAGCAGAAGTAATCAACTACCAACAGAATGAAATATCTACTTATCAGATTATCGTAACTATAGAAACATTAGTAATTATCTTTTTATCTATTGAACTAGCTAAACTTAATGCCTAAGCAAAAGCGAGATTATGAAGCTTTAAAGAAAGAATTTATGCAATCTAAGTTTACAGACCTTAGTTCTTTCATCGCTACCAAATGAGTACCATATAACAGACATACAAGGGAATATATGAAATGATGGGCTAAAGAAAAGAAAGCTCTAAAGGCTAGAGCAACAGAAAGAGCGATTAAGAGAGCTGAGACAAAGTTATCAAACAAGCTAGAGCCAAGCTCAGAGTTTTTACTGTGAAATATTGCTAAGGCTATTGAGCTAACCAAAGTGAAACTAGATCAGATGGAGCAGAAATGAAATATCAATGTCAAAGATTTAAACACTATTCGAGGGATGAACAGAATACAGAACTGACAGCCAACAACTTATGTTAAGGAAGAATCAGATGTAAATCAGAATATCAGGATAGAGTGAATCCACATAGTCATGTGAGGAAATAATATCTCTCAATGAGAAAAAGATGTAGATGAAAAAGTATAGTTTACTTTCATTTTTGCCGACAAAAATGCAACCAACAGCATATACAAGAAAGCAAATAGCAGATAGATTATGAATATCAGAGCAATGAGTAAACGCTACAAAGAAGATTATCAAGATACAAGTTTGGAGCAGTAGAAGTAAGAAGTATGTTACAAGATACTTGTTAAAGTCAGATTTAGAAAAATACTTTATATCAAACAAAATATAGTACGATGCCAAGAGCTGTAATTGCAGATACAATAGAAGTAGTGCAAAGGCAGTACAAAGACGCTGAGTTAGTGCTGTGTGAGTTTATCTCGCTACAGGAATATGACATAGAAGAATGAAAGATGCCAACCTATAAAGATTTCAATTTACAGGAGTTCCATGACTTTGTAACAGATAAGATAGAAGCTTTAGATCCAATTATCAATAAAAAAAGATGACCTTACAAAACCAAGCAAGGATAAAAGAAATCTACGAGTATCTGAAATCAGATTTAAAAAGATGTATCAAATACCATCGTAGAAATAAACCTGAATTAGTTAAAGAATATTTTTGAACAGACCAACGAGATAAGATAAACGACCAACTGCAAGTAATCTGTAAACCTTTCTCTCCTATCCAAAAGATACAGATTGAGAGGTTAATATCAGACTTACATATTTTTTATTCGGTAAACAATAACCAATGATTGAAGAAATCAAAAAAGAGCTTGAAGCAAAAATCAAAGAACTAGAGCGAAAAAACAATCTCAGAAGCTTAGAGATGATTGAATGGATAAAATGACTTCAGAAGAAACTAGAAGTAAAAGAAGAAGTTAAACAAGAGCCAATCAAAGTTGAGCTTAAAGAGGAAGTAGAAGAAAAGAAACCTGCTACTCCTAAAAAGAAAATCGTTTTTAAAAAGAAGTAAAAGATGTTTGTAGAGTTTAAAGCAACCCCTAAACAATACGAAGCTTTACAGTATTTCAGAGATGATATAACTACTGAAATCTGATTTGGATGAGCTGCATGATGAAGTAAATCATGGCTAGGATGTTTTGCTATTTGGTCAGCTTGTTATGAATATCCTTGATCTAGGCGAGTAATCTGAAGGAAGGAACTTGTAAATCTTAGAAGAACTACATTAGCGACTTACTACAAGATTATGGATTATTACAAAATCCCTGAACTAGATAGAGGAAATCTTAACAGTCAGACTAATACAATAAGATTTCCAAATGGAAGTGAGATAATTTTACTTGATTGTGCAGCCCAACCATCTGATCCTGAATGGACTAGGTTTGGATCATTAGAGCTTACATGAGCTTTTATAGATGAAGCAAATGAAGTAGATGCTAAAGGTATTGAGATGTTGAAAACTCGTATCTGAAGGCAGAATACTTTTGTTATAAACTGAAAGACAATAAAGAAACATCCAAAGTTCTTAGAATGTTTTAATCCTAACAAATGACACGTTTATAACGATTATTACCTACCACGAAAAGCTTGAACTTTACCACCATATAGAAAATTCGTAAGAGCTACAGCATGAGATAACCCTTACCTGCCACCTGAATACATAACACAACTAGAGAGAGCTGATGAGATAACAAAGCAAAGATTATTGTATGGAAACTTTGATTATGATGATACACCATGAAAGCTATTCAGATGGGATGAGATTTCAGATTTATTTACTGCCAATGTTCCATCTAGTGATGAAACATACATTACTTGCGATGTAGCTAGACTATGAGATGACATGACTGTTATTGTAGTACGAAAAGGATTAGAAGCTGTAGAGATTAAGAGCTACAACTGAAGAACGACAGACCAAACTGTAGAAACTATCAGAGAGCTAGAAAGATATTACAACTGCAGGAGATCAAATATTTGTATAGATTCAGACTGAGTATGATGATGAGTTTGTGACCATCTAAGATGATGTGTAAATTTTATGAATAATTGAACTCCTATAGTTCAAAAGGATGAGCTAAGGAATTATGCTAACCTTAAAACACAATGCTACTTTAAACTCAAATACCTTATGGAGAAAAGGGAAATCAGAGTTAATACTTCTTGAGAGATAAAGGATAAGCTACAGAATGAGCTAGACAATATCCTAGTAAAAGATTTAGAATGAGAAAACAAAATCAGACTAGAAAGCAAGGAAGATATGAAAAAAAGATTATGACATTCTCCTGACTATGCAGATGCGATAATGATGAGAATGTATCGGACTTTATGAAGACCTTACTCTCCTATAGATCATACTGAAGTGATTACAATAAACTTTGATGATATGTTATACTAATTTTTTTGTTGCATCTGAAATTTTCAGAATATAATACCAACTAGAATTTATATCACATACTAAGCATGGATAAGTCAGCAATCATTACTCAAATACAAAGAGAATATGCTTTAGGATTGAACTATGTAAGACCTGCAAGGATTAGATACAGAGATAGAATTATGAAACGAAATCCACAGGCGACTAAATCTGCAAAGATTATCAATATCAACATGATATGAAACTACATAGATACACTTATTGCATCATTCTTCACTAACTGAGTTAAATGTAAATTCATATCAAGACAATGATGGATATGAGAAGAAGAAGCTCAAAACTTAAATGCTGTAGCTGAGTTCGATGAAAGAGAAGGAGCTACACAGCAATTAAAATATCAAGTAGAACAAGATAGTCTTTTCTTTGGAGTATGAATACTAAACAAGACTTGATTTGACCATACAACAAAGACTAACACATGGAGAGCTATCAATCCTCTTTCATGGATACCGGATCCATTACCAACTCAGACATGACAGTTTGACTGAAAGAATTACAGATTTCATGGATTTTGTATGCTAACAAATATTCATGATGTAAAAGATAAATACGATAAAGAAGCTATCAATAGATGGTTTGCTAAACAGTACAACATGGAAGATAACCTAACAAGAGAAGCATATCAGAATAAAGCTTGAACTTGACCAATCATAGTAGATGAAATAGAAGATAACTTCGCATTGGATATTTACACTCACTACACGATTGTAGATTGAAGGAAATGGAAGTTTGTTTTGAGTGCAGATATGACTGAGATATTCTATAAGGAAGAACTTAAACCTGTAACTAAAGAAGAAAAACTTGATCCAACATTGATACCTCGACCTGTATTACTCAACTACTACGATCCTGTAAGATGAAATCCATTTGGAACTTCTATCTGTGATAAAGTAGAAGATAAACAGAATGCTAAATCTATCTTAGCTAATCTAAGTCTGATGAAAGCTAAGAGAGAAGCTACAGGTGGAGATTTCCTTGTAAATTCTAGATTGATAAAGAATAAGGAGGAACTACAGAAGAAAACATTTGACCAGAGATACTTATTCATAGATGAAAACGAGATTGGAACACAGCCAATCCAAAATGCAATGTATGAATTGCCACAGAGTCAGATTAAAACTGATGTATGGAACATGATGTCTTGGCTAGAGAATGAAGCTAAATACGATTCAAAGATAGATAGCTTACAGCAATGAATAATGCCAGATAAATCTATGACAAAAGCTGAAGCACAACAATTACAAGCTAATGCTAATATGCAGTTATCTATCAAGAATACGATTAAGCAACGATTCTATAGAGATTACTACTTCCAACGATGGAGAGGATATCTAGAGAACTTTAAGGATGGAGAAGAAAAACGAGTATTACTGAATGCTGATTTTGAATGGACTTGAGCTAGCCTAACTAAAGACCAATTCATTACTAAACAGATGCCTTACATTATGGTAGGAGCTACTGAAGATATCAATGCTATCAATGAGAAAGACAAGAATACTCTAATGGCTTTGTATCCTATCATAACAAATGATCCTGAGATTAAACCTGTAAATAAAGCAATATTCAAGAGATTATATCTTAGAGCTACAGGATTAAAACCAAATACAGTCAATTCTATCTTTGCATACACACCTGAAGAAAGAATCGCTAAGAGTTATGTAGATATGGTAAATCTAGGAGCTAAACCAACAAGCTTATTCAAGAGAACAGATATAGATTTCTACACAGTACGGTTATATATGCAAAAAGCTGAAGATGGAGATTTGAAAGATGAGATATTAGAGAAATTAAACTGATTACTGCTAGAGTTATGAGAATGACAAACACAAATGCCTATGAATAACGAAATGGCTAATAGTGCAGCAAATATCATGATGTCTCAATGACAACCAACTAGAGATGAACTAATCACTAGAGATACAGTAAATTTAAATTCTAACATAGCATAATGACAGAAAAAATGGTAAAGCTTGATGATCTACTAAGGAGTAGATGATGGGAAAAGATGAAAGAGCTAATCAAGAATAGACAGATAGCATTAGCTAACAAGATAGTCTATGGAGATTGCATGGATGTAGCAGATGAACACTTAACACCATCAGACTTATTAAGAGCTGAAATGAGATGTCTTGCATGGGTAGTTGAAAAGCTACCAACACAAATGATAGAGAATCCTGATTATAAAGCTGATGAAGATATAGAGGAGATGGAAGAACAAGAGAGAGCAGAGATTATAGAATGAATGTTTAAGCAAGAAGTATAAGAAACTCGAAAGTCATCAGCGATAAAGAGAGACACATTCCCAAGAGGTTTAATACCTAACATAATCGCAGTTTGTAGGTTTATGCAACAACAAACCTACTTCAGCTAAGGTTATGATGCTTTATTACTAACCAATTACAACAATGCCTGAAGAAGAAACTTTAGACACAACTCCTATTGAGGAGTGAGTAGACTGAGAAGAAGTTGATTACAAAGCTCTTTACGAGAAAGAAAAGGAAAGAGCAGACAAACGACAGTCTAGATTTAAGAGTGCTAAGGCACAAGAAAAAGAAAAAGCTCAATACCAAATCGATGATAGCTACATCGATAAAAAGGTAAAAGAGGAACTATTCTTTGAAAAAAACTCTACAGCTAGTGAGTTTAGAGAGGAGGTAAAGAAAATCCAATCACAGTATACATGAATGGATGCCAATACTGCCTATCAGTTATATCTAGCTAAAAACAAACCTGAATTGCTTAAAAGTCAGACTTCTAATCTTTGAGTGGATGGTATCACTAAAGAGCCTGAGCCTGAGAAAGATTGGAGACAAATGACTGATGCAGAATTTAATGAGTTCTGGAAAGCAAGAGGGAAGAAATAAACCTTTTACTTAATTTATTTTAATTCAAAATGGCACAAAACTTAGATGCTTTTATACCTGAGCTATGGAGTAGAAGAATCCAATATTTAACTAAAAATGCTTTGGTAGCTACACAAATCTGTTCTTTTGAAGAACAACCTGACTTGAAATATGGAGACAGAATCCACAGACCTTATCCAAATGACTTAGTTGTTAATGACTATGTTAAATACACAGATACAACTCAGCAAGATTTAATCGGAACTGAT